ATTTAGAGACATAGTATCATTTTCCTTTTACTAGTTAGTTGTTTTCTTTGTTGCTGGTGTCTTCTTTTCACCGAAGACGATATCGAGCATACGTTCGACGCCAAGGTCTCCCTGCTCAACTACCTTACCTAGACGGCCCTGGACACGCTCTCCAGCCTCATAGTCAGGCGTACGCTCTACATACATGCGTCGCACCTTATACGGTGGCTGTAGTGGGTCAGGGTTTGGTACCTGCTCCACGGTGATTGCGCCAAGAATGTCGTAGAAGTAGGGAGCCTGGATTGCAAGCTGGCCCTGTAGGTAGGGACGATATACGCCATCCTGACCCTTACGTGCCATTGCGGTTAGGACTACAGCTTCTAGCGGCTGAGTTGGATGCATTGTAAGGTCGCGAAGGTCACGAAGTAGGGCACCCATGTGGCGGAGAAGCTCTCCCCACTGCTGCATCTTCATCTGTTCGGTTCCTGCAATGTTGTCCATGCACTTGACCTGCAACTCAGAGATCGAGTCGATGATCAAAGACTTGAACTGGTGCTTGCCGCTCTGAAGCCACTGGAAGGCCTTCATAACGACTTCATAGTCGCGAACCTGGACCACAACAGTGTCCCAAGTACCGTCCGCCTGAGGCGGCTCTTCGCGAATTGGATCCCAATACTTTACATTGATAGGGAGGAAGCGGTGTCCACCCTCTACGTCAAGCATTAGGCGTGGGTAAGGTGCTGTAACGGCAAAGGTTGACTTACCAACCTTCGATTCGCCATAAACCATAATTGTTAGACTGCGATCGACTTCCGACATTCTTACTCACTTCCTTTCTTCTCTTCGATTCCGTAATAACCGTATGGGTCGGATGACTCAAACGCATCACTAATTGCTGCTTCGGCGGCAGAACCGTCGTCAATAAGCGGGCAAATAGCGAAGAATTGGCACTTCCACTTGCATTCACGAGAAGGCTTTGGGTAGGCAAGCTTATAATGGCTTTCGCCAGCATCGAGACCCTCACGAACTCGCATCATGTCTTCCAGGACACCCTCTAGGCGCTGGTAGAACGAGCGTAGTGCAAAACGATTGTGGCGAACTTCGATCTGGTCATAGAATGGTGGCTTTGCATAAGCACCACGCTTAACCTTACGAAGCATTGTAAATATACCGCCCTCGGAACGTTCACCGTTCTGGTTCTGAGCCTCTTCCAAGGTCATGTAGGTTAGAACCTGCTCGTTCATGTGAGCAATAGACCCAAACTCAGCGAATGAGCCACCAACGGTCTTGAAGTCACGGAACATACGTACACCGTCAATCTTACGGCGGACACGCATATCGATCTTACCTTGTAGGATAACCTTACCGTCAAGCATTGGACGCTCGATAATCTCTTCAGTAGAGATCATCTCGAGCTCTGCATCGATACCTTCGAGCTCAATCCACTCAAGGTACCCCTCGAGCATTACACGACCGAGCTCAGCTTCTGTTTCAAGCTCTGTAGTATCACGGTATTCCTTGTTTAGCTTATCGATATCTTCCTTGACAAGCTCAGCGTGGATCTCAAGAAGATCACGCTCCATACCGGAGGTGTAGTAGCGATCTAGTGCCTCGTGGATACGAGAACCTAGAGCAAGAGCTCCAGTATAGTTTTGTAGCTTTGGCTTAAGGCGACGATAGTAAGTCAGCCACCAACGACGACGACAGTCCTTCACTTAAACGTTTGGATCTCGGAATTACTAATTCGTACAGATTCAATCGTCATGTGGCATCACCTCCTGAGCAGCCTTAGCTGCTTTTCTTCTCTTATGACCTTCACTTATTTTTGCTCTAGTTTCAGCAGAACGAGGGGTTCCTCTATTTACTTCAGCTGCTTTAGCTATTGCTTCTGGTTTAGGTCTATATCCTTTTGTCTTATTTTCAGCACTCATGCGCCGTTTTGTTTCTTCACTATGAGGGACTCTATGCCCTCTAGTTTTACTGGCTAATAGTTCATCAGATTTTTCCGACCAAAGATCTTTAAAATGATGGCTATTATGGCAAATCCTATGACAAGCTTTTAGATTTGTCAAATCATTATTTGTCTCGTCGTGATCCTGGTGATGAACTATTACCTCATCAAATATTGCAGGCTTTTCACAAAAACTGCAAGTATAGGGCCCAGGACCATTATTAGCAAAAAATATTTCTCGATATTTAGTTCTACGTCTTCTTTTAGCTCCACCATTAGCGCAGGCTTTCTCGTGAGAATATAGTGCCCCGCCTGGAACAAAATATTCTCCACAAAAACTACACGGCATCGAGTTAAGGAGAGTCACTATTTCTTTCCCTTGCTTTCCTTAAGCATTTTGAGAAGTGCATCCTTGTCACGCACAATCTGCTCAAAGTTGTCAGCCTTGGTGTCTAGAGCCTGAATTACACGCTCTTCAACAGTATTTTCAGTTACGTAGTCTGTAATGATTACGGAATCATGGATTTCAGAACCAATACGGTGTACACGGTCAAGAGCCTGCTTATAGTCGACAAGTGACCATGGTCTTTGTAGCATAACAAGTCTGCGTGCAGTTGTCAAGGTAACACCCACACCGCCAGCCTGGGCAGTAAATAGAATCCACTTAGTCTTGCCAGACTGGAACTCATCGATATGACGTTGACGTTCATCAGCATCGATTGCTCCAGTAATCAGACCATGAGCGATACCCTCCTTAGTTAGGCGTGCGCTAAGGAGATCGATGAGCTGGCGAGATACGGCACAGACAGCTACGCTATCATCACCGAAGTCACCATTCTTCATGTCATCCATCAGAGCATCAACCTTACACGATGGGTCTGACAAAACTACAACTTCTTCACCGCTAACAGGATCAATAGTCACATCAGCGTATGAGCTAGCGAGCTGGAGAAGGCGCAGCATTTGAGTAAGCGGGTTAGGAGCTACAACAGCATCCCCAACAGTCCCGTCTTCCTTTTCGATCAATGCAATCATATTGTCTAGCATCTGATTGTAAGCCTTTTGCTGCTTAGCACCCATCTCGACATCACGGCGGTCATTGATAACCTCTGGAAGCCAAGGAAGTACCTTAGCCTTCAGCATGCGTCGCATGCGTGGGTTAATAGCAGCATAGAACTCCTGCTCCATGTGAGGCTTCACACCTAGAACCATCATGCCACCAAAAGCATTGAGCATGGTATCAATCATGCGGTCAATCCACTTGGTACGACTAGGCCATTCTTCTGGAGAAATCCAGTGAAGAATAGGCCAAAGATCAACAACATCCTTAGCAATAGGAGTACCGGTAAGCGCAAAGCGGATATCCGCATCGCCAGTAGCGGCCCAAAGAGCACGGGTCTGCTTTGACTTTGGATCTTTTGAACGGTGAATCTCGTCAGCAATTACAGCCTTGAAACCAATGGTATTTAGCTCACGTTGGTGAACTTCACAGCGGTTTGGAGTGATACGGGAATCGTGGCCCTTACACTCGATACAACGAGCTAAAGAAATCGAGCCATATGGTGATAGGCGAGAATGGCTGCGCAGAGACTCCCAGTTCACTACAACCACATCGGAGTCCTGATCAAACAAGGCACGACGCTTTGTTGCAGTTCCACCAATAACGGTCACATTAACCCCAGGCCACCACTTATCGAACTCACGTTCCCAGTTCTTCTTAAGGGTGTTCGGGCAGACAATGAGAGCAGGAAAAACAGCCTCCCCCTGGTCATGCATGGCCTTTAGGGAGCGAATAGCCTGAGCAGTCTTACCAAGTCCTGGTTCGTCTGCTAGAAGGGCTCTACGAGCCGTAGAGAGGAACTTTACGCCAGCACGCTGATGAGGGAAAAGATCCTGATCGCCCTCCTCCATAACATCCACATCACGTAGATCATTAGACGGGTCAACTCGAGTAGTTTTCTCGTGCTTTGCCCACTCAGTAAGGTGAGGTCCTAGGACCAGATCAGACTTAAAGGTAGAACGTAGAGCTAGACAACCAGCCCAGGATGCCGGAATACGCCAGATAGACTCCTTAGCACTCCAAGAAGCACCAGGAAGACTCTTGCACAGTTCTTTTAAACGCCACTCAGCGTTAATGATGATGTGCTCACCAGAATCATCGAGTTCTACAAAGACACTCATTTGATTCCTTTCGTCGTTTCGTATTTATATATTATCAGAAAAAAGTAAATGCAACAACTTTTTCTGATAATAACTTTTTAATTTAGCAAATTAATTGGTTTCCAACCGTTGCTGACCAAGTGTAGCAGACCATGACGGATTGCGTCAAGTGCGTGTCCTTCCCCGCCTTTATGCCAATATCCCAGCTTCTTCAGCTTCTCGTTGGTGAACATAGCCTTAGCGTTAGCTGGACTCTGGAAATTAATATCATCTGGAGCCATACCAATATCCATCATGCATTGCTTAAGGATACCAATCTGCTCAAGAGAGAATGGAGCCTGAGAGTTACGCACAGTCTGAGCATTGATAGTGAAGCGTTCGCAGACAATATCTATGGAATTGCCAGACATAATCACTTCACCAAGTATTTGACGAATTGGCTTAGCATATTCCTGTTGCTGATATTCTCCAGACCAGACCAATACAGGATCTTGACCTGGTTCACGAGTAAAGAAAGCCATCCCGGTAGCCTTACCCGGGTCAACGGCTAATACATATTTCATTTGAACCTCCATTAGTATTTTTGACCCCAGTTTTCTAGAGGCCCATCAGCATCAGCTGTTAGTGGTACAGCCCAACCCTCGCGTGTAGTCATGCATTCCTGCACGAGTCTCTTTATTTCTTCGGCATCCTTACGCGGAGCATTTAGAACAATTTCATCATGCACCGGAACAATAAGTAGCTCAGTCAGATCAGCTTGATCTAACTTCACTAGGTTTGATTTAAAGATCTCAGCTGCACCGCCCTGAATTAGGTAGTTAGTAAGCGTATATACACGGTCCTCATCGCAAGGTAGGCGACGTCCA